AAAAACATGCTCGGCCCTGCCCTTATCGGTGCCGGTCTCGCGGCCGGTGCGCTCGCCGTGAAACTAGCATCCGACGGAGTCAAAGCAGCCCTCGAAGATGAAGAAGCCGTCCGTAGACTTTCCACCACCCTGGACAACCTCGGACTAGCGCACGACCAGCCAGAAATAGAAAAGTTTATTTACGGTCTTGAACGGTCCCTCGGCGTGGCAGATACCGAACTACGACCCGCCTACGACCGGCTAGTCAGGGCACTAGGTGACACGGGTAAAGCGCAAGACGCCTTAAGCCTCGCCCTAGACGTGTCTGCCGGATCCGGTAAAAGCCTCGAAGCCGTAACCGACGCGATGGGTAAAGCGTACGAAGGAAACATAGCCGGACTGTCCCGCCTCGGTGCCGGTATCGACGCTGCAACAATCAAAACCGGCGACATGCAAGTAATCACTCAAGTACTGTCTGACACGTTTAGCGGGCAGGCCACAGCATCCGCCGACACGCTTCAAGGCCGCATGAGAGTATTAAAAACAGCGACGGACAACCTAGCGGAATCATTCGGTAAAGGCTTACTCACCGGGCTAACTGACGCCACTGAGGGCACTACCGACATGGTTAAATCCATGGAGAAACTAGAACCTGCACTCGAAGACCTAGGCGAAACCGTTGCCGACGTCGTCGCCTCGCTAGCAATGCTCTACGACGGATTCATATTCCTTAGAGACATCGAGAAGAAAGTCAAAACGGAGACCGGGTTACTCGGTGACGCGTTCAGTTTCGTCAGTGACACAATTAACCCGTTTAGTCGCGTAATGAATGCGCTAGGTCAAGCGACAGAGGGAACGGGCGAGAAATCCCTAATAGCAGCCGACAAATTACTTGTCTTTGCTAACGCAGCCAAAAAAACCGCCGACGGCCTCCCCTACTTCCTAGGTGGTCTAAGGGAAGTAGAAAAGGCAACGAACGAGCAAACTGCCGCAAACGTCAAAGCGACCTACGGTGTACTTACCCTTGCCGAACGGCAAGCCGCATACGAAAAGATATTAGAGGGAACCGAAGACACAATACGAAACTACGGCGGCTCGACCGCATCCGCGACCGTCGAAGTAGAAAAACTAACGAAGTTTCAGAAGTTCCTAGAAAAAAGCACGGAAGACGTAGGCAAGGCAATTGCCTCGACTGAGGCACTACTCAGCACTCAAATACAGAGTTTTAAGGACGCTAAAAACGCCGTAGCCGACTACGCCCTAACGATGCAGGGGAATCTACTATCCGGTATTGACCTGGGCTCAGCCTTTACGGATCAATTCGATGAAGAGGGCAATAAAACCGGTGTGGCCCTGGTGGATGCTTTTAACGCTCAAATAGCGGAGGCCGAATGGTTTGGGAACGTACTTGAAGGCCTGCAAAACTCTAAGGTAGATCAGCGGCTCATTGATTACATGGCGGGATTGGGCCCGGAAGTTGGTGGGGCACTCGGTCAAGAGATGTTAGGCGATAAAGGCTTATTGGGCACAATTAACGAAAAGTTTGTAAACATTCAAGACAAAACGAAAGAGCTTGCACTCGGTTTAGTGCCTGACTTTATGAACGCCGGTGTCGAGCAGGCCGCCGCGATGGTCGTCGGGCTTGCCAACCAACTCGACTACGAACGCGAAACCCTAAAAAAATTGGGTAAGAATATGGCTAAACCAGTCGGTGCAGCGTTCAAAACCCAACTCGCTAGTGACGTGGCCGCAGCGGTTCGTAACGTCGAAGCGGCAGCCACAGCGGCCCGAGCCGAGAAAGTAGCGGACGCAACAGCCGCCCAACAACTAATAACCGATCAACAGGTCGCCCGGGCTATCGCCAACGTGATCCGCAACTCGGACGCCCGTAGTGGCGCCGTCGTGACCCCGGTGCTCACATGACACTTGAAATCACTCTGGCCGGGTCGGTGATCGACCTGGACTTATTTGAGTTTAACGTCACGGTAGCCCACGGTCGCTCAGATGTGACCTCGAGCCCGACGGCCTCGAACACGCAAATTGTGCTACGGGGCGACACGGGCCCGCTACTGGAACTAGCCGACACGGTGGCAATATCCTTCGATGGTGTCGATAGGTTCACCGGTGCGATTAGTGACCTGAACGTGTCATTCATTAGTACGGGCACCCCGACCGCGATCACGACGATTACCGCAATGGGGAATCTAGCCAAACTCGGTTATACGGATGTCGGGGCCTCGGGTTACATTGAACAAACAGCACGGCAACGGGTCGAGGGAATCCTTGACGCCACTGGACTCGACTACCTCAACGCAGGCGACCCCGATATTACCCTCTACGCGATCCTCGAAGCCGACGCGCAACCCTCTACCGCACTCGACGCCCTCGGTCGTATCGCTCAAGGAACGGGGGCCACGTACTACGACGACCCGACGGGCCGAATCATATTTGAGGACTACGGGAACCGGGGCTCGACAACATTCGCCGGGATATGGGCTAACCAGGTCGGCACCTGGTCGGAGGCCGAAGGCACATGGGCAGACTACCCGCTATTCCCACTCAGTTTTAACCTCGAAGCGCCAGGGGTTATCTTCGCCCCGACGTGGTCTAAGACTTTGACGCCCCTGATTAACGACGTCACAGTGACCTACGGGCCGGATCTGTCAGTGACCCAAACGGATAGCGCGTCGATTACTCAATACGGGCGCCGTGAGTACCGGCTCGACACGGACATTAAAACGATAGGCGACGCGACGACTCGGGCCGCGGGGATCATGACCGCGCAAGCGAACGGGCTTTGGAACCTCGGCCAAATATCGGTGCTCGTAGACCAACTTGATGCCGACGACACGACCGCACTACTCGAGCTCGTATCCGGCAGCCTAGTAACCTTGACGGGCCTGCCGGCTTCGGGCCCGTATTCGTCCTACATTGGTATCGTCGAGGGATGGACAGACTCCTACAACAACGGCCAACACGTCCTAACATTATCCATCAGCGACCCTAGATTCTCCTATCAGACGCTAACATGGGGAGAAGTAACAGCAGACTTAACGTGGAGCGCCGTGGACGCAGACGCGGCATGGTTCGAAATAGTGTCCAACGATTCATTAGTAGGAGCGTGAAAAATGGCGACAACAGCAGCAGGCACACCATATGTAGAGGCGTCGGATCTTGTAGCGGGTTATCCGGCCGTGAGTCTGTCCCTCGCGAACCATATTGATGGACTCGACGGCGGGAAAGTGTTACAAGTAGTGTCTGTCACTAAAGTGGATGCGTTCACAACCACTAGCACATCTTTCACTGACGTAACTGGGCTAGCCGCTAGTATCACGCCTTCGGCTACTGACAGCACGATCCTTGTCCTAGCAAAAATAGCAGTAAACCCAAGGGGAGCCGCAGTGGGTTATATTCAACTGTTGCGCGGGGCAACTGTTATCGGCGGCGGGACAGCGGCGGGGAGCAGACCCTCGGCTATGAGCACGTTTTATACCAGAGACACAATCGCATCAACTGACCTCGGAGTAAACTTCGTTGATTCACCCGCGAGTGTCGCTAGTCAAACCTACAAAATACAGGCAAGAGTTAGCGGATTCACCCTTGGCATTAACACGTCATTGGAAGACAACAATGATGCTGTTCGATCCCGAACGTCAAGCACGATTACATTGATGGAGATAGGCGCATGACCGATATAGCATTTGCCCTTACTCATTCACACCCAAAATCGGAATGGAACTTGGACGGTGACGACTACACCGGTTTAACGTGGCTATCTGACACACCTAAACCGACAGAGCAAGAGATAGACGCCGCCTACCCGCTAGCCGTCAAAGCCCTAGCCGATAAGGAAAAAGCCCGACTCAAAGCATTAAGCGACGCCCGAGACTTCGCCCTATCCCTCGGGTTCACCGAGGCTATGCTCGCAGTCATGTACCCACAATTGGAAGGCGCATAATGTCCGAAATAGATCAAGAACTACACATTGACACGCCGGCCGAGCCGGTGGAGCCCATGAAAACATCATCGAAGCACCCTAAAGTGGCTACCGAAACTGAACGCGCACGGGCTATTGTCCGAGCCAAACTTAAAGGGTAGAACCGTGGACTTTGGGGACATTGTCGGACTTATAGCCACATCATTAGCCGCGCTCGCGATCATGGGAACTGGCCTAGTGTGGCTCATCCGCAACGTCGTACGGGATGAGATAAAAAAAGCAACCCTCACAATACAACCGGGCTTCCGTAACGGTGGCGAATCATTGGCCGACGTTGCCGCGAAAGTCGACCGGATCTCCGAGAAGTTAGGACTCTGATATGAAGCATTGGCTCGCAACAACGTGGGAGGGCTCGATCGTCAAAATAGCGGGAGGCGCGGCCTTAGGTGCGTTATTGTCGTGGCTCGCAACAGCCGACGTGCACCCGCTAATCGTCGCAATATCAGCGGCAGTAATCCCCGTAATTATCAACGCACTCAATGGCGACGATTCAAGATATGGGAGGCTAGATAATGGCGAGACTCTGTAAAGGTGGCGTAACCCTACGGGATCAAGTGAACCGAAAGTGGCGTAAACGCGACAAACGCTCCGACGGCTGGATCGGTGACGCTGCACACGCCTCAAGGGCATCCGACCACAATCCGAACAAAGCCGGTGTAGTCCATGCGATAGATATAGACGAAAATATGGGGAAAGGCCGGAACCGTAACGGGCGAACCGCCAAACGACTCGCCAACCAATTACTTGATTACGCGGCCAGCGGTCTCCCCGGTGCTAAAAGACTTAAATATGTGGTGTATGAAGGCCGCATAAGTAGCGGAACCTACCGGCGGACGTGGTGGAAGTGGCGCGGATCCGGGTACGGGCATGAAGCACACATCCACGTGTCTTTTACGAGTTACGCCGACCGCGACGGCACCGTGTTTCCCTTGCCGATCCTGACACGCTCACCAATCACTAAAGCCCGCTGGCGCCGTGATCTCTCAAAAGCACGTAAACGCAACAAATAACGGCTAGGCTCGACGTCTATCGAAGGGGAACACATGACATACATTCGACCAGGGGAAGCCGCCGAAATGCTCGGCGTATCTAGGGACGCAATCCGCAGATATTCGGACGCGGGCCGCATTGACGCCATCGTCACACCCGGCGGCCACCGTCGGATCGACCGCGAATCTGTAGACGCCTACATAACCAGGCGCACTCGAATATCTAGCACGGTGACGATCCTCGAGCACAAATGATTACCGAATTGCTCATGTGCGCGGCCTTACTGACGGCCCCGGCGTGTGCAGCGACCTCGATGGAGGCGAAAGACTGGAAGGGTCACGAACCTAGCCTCTACACGGGGCAGCATTACCACCATAAATGGGCAAAGGTTCGTAAGTGCATTATGCACAGGGAGTCCCGATCTAACTATAGGGCTCGAGGCACCGTATCTAGTGCAAGTGGCGCGTATCAATTCTTGGACAGTCAATGGCGAATCAGCCTCACCTACATGATGATCAGGGAGAGTCGATCGACGGCCGACGGCCTGATCTCAGAGATTAAGGCACTACGGCAGCACCCGATACAGGAATGGAACCGCTACTGGCAAGACCGGGCTTTTTACACGGCATGGGATAATGGAAGGGGCGCGGATCATTGGAACCAGACACGCCACGGGTGCTAAACGCCTCCTACTACCTATTCGAGCTCGATCACCTCGACGCGCCTGGTCAAGTCTTTATCGTTATCCGCGACGGTAAACCAACCCTTGCATACCGGCGATTCACCCGTGACCGCTGGTCACCCGAGATCATGCCCAACACGCCGGAATCCTAAAAGCCCTTGACACGGCACCTACGGCTGACCAAACTAAGGCCACAGACATTCCAGCGGAGGGGAAGCCG